ACCTTGCCAGTGCCGCCGTTCAGAGTGTGATATACCTCAAAGCCGTCACCGCCGCCGGAGTTGTTGTGCACGTCGATAGCAAGATCCGGGTTGTACGCATTGCACTCGCGCACTTCCTCATTGATGGGGTCCTCCTCGTCCTTGGTGCGGCTCATGCGCACCTCAACGCCGTGCGCGGTCAGATAATCACGGCACGCCAACGCCATCGCGAGGTTTGCTTCCTTTTCGACGATATTGCCGACCGCACCGCTGTCGCTGCCGCCATGGCCGACACCGATAAATACCTTCTTGCTCATCTTGTTCTCCTCCTTCGGAACAGCTGTCTTATTTTTACGCTTAATGCAGACTACGCTGCACACCGGTCTGCCGTTCGTACCCTCTTTTTCCGGTGCGAACAGGGAGCCGTCCGACACGCGATACATGCCGGTGCTGCCGCCTGCGTCCTGTACGAGCAGCAGCTTGACGTCGTAGTGATCGCGGACGTACTGCGCAACTTCCAGCTCGGTATGACTGGCCGAAGTCTGCACATGGATATACCGGCCGTCTATCAGCAGGCCGCACATATTACGGCTGCGCCGGTCAGACTTTCCGAGAGATCCGTTCACCTTGCCGTCCTTGATCGCCAGCTTCCAGCCAGAAACAACATTCTCTGAGCCGAGGCTCAGCCGCTCAGCTGTACCGCCATAGCCGCACTCTTTGCCCTTGGCCTTGAGGTACTGCAAGGTTCGGCCCTTGATAACGCCGTAGCGGTCGCTGCCGCTGCCGGTCATGTTGAACAGTGCGAGGTTGTAAACGATGTCCGCGCCCTCGTCTGCCGCCCACTGCCGGAGCGTCTTGGCGGGTTTGGATTTCGCCGCATACGGCGCTGCTGCGAACCAGATGTCATACAGCTTGCGGTCGTAAATATCGCAGCGAATGCTCATGCTGCATTCTCCTTTCATCTACTTGAAAGAAACTTTCAAGTCCATTTTACTCCACTGAGGGCGCAGTGTAGCCCTTTGCCCGTGCGCTATCAGAAATGCCGGAAGTGGTCGGGTCATTCAGCGCACTCCAGATATTGCTTGCCACCAGGAACAGGCAATACGGATTGCTGAACGCGCCGGTAATAACGTTCCACAGCCCTGCCCACGTGGTCATATCCGCAGCGGTCAGACCGCTGTACGCCAGCACGGTCGCCAGCGCGCCGGTCAGCACCTGCACCCAGAATACCGGGTTCTTCAGACGAATTTTCCAGTTCATATAAGTACCTCTCTTTCTCACTTCAAGCCAAGCTGCTGCGCGATATAGCCGATGAAAATACCGTCGAGCGCCGTCGCGCCGTAAGCCACAACCTTGCGCCACATCGCGCCGTCGCGGTCCTCGAGCGTTTCCAGCCGCTTGCCCTGCTTTTCCTGCTCTTTGACCATGCTCTCAATGCTGGTGGCCAGTTTGCCGACCGAGGCGGTCAGACTGTTCAGCTCACGAATATTGTCCTCCAGCAGCTCAATGCGCTTGTCCTGCCGACGATTTTCTTCTTCGAGCCGTCGACGAAACTCTTCGTGCTCGGCACGAGTGATGGAACCGTCCATTTACATTCCTTTCCGGGCTGTTGCCCTATCGCAAGTGTAAAAATCCCGGTGGATTACTTTTTGTAGTCCTCGCCGGTGATTTCCTTGTACTGCTCGACGGTGATTTTCTTCTTCACCACCGCATTGCCGACCATTTTCTTGGTCCACAGACCGGCGTCGTAATACTTCTTGATCTTCTCAAACCAGTTAGCCATTTACGCCACCTCCGTATCGGTCATCATGCTGATGTAGTCCACCTGTGCAGCCAGTGCGGTGTTGCTGGTTTCCAGTTCCTCCACCTTAGACACTAACTGCGAGATCGCCTGCGCGGTCGTATCGTCGGCGGCCGTGGTGCAAGCGACAGTATACGTCTGCTTGTCCTTGTCGTAGGTGATGGCACGCAGCGCATAGCCGCCGTGCGCCTCAACCAGATCGCCGTCATCGGTGCGGACCTCGACCAAAGCGGTGTTCAAGTTGGACACCGTTTCAAAGTCGGTTTCGGTCAG